GCTTTTTTTACCTCTCCCCGAGGTGTGAACGAGTGTGATTCGTGGAAATAAAAACATGGGGAAATAGAAAATATTCGAGCACATATAGAAAAATGCGCCAAAAATTATTGGAATCAAATCCGATTTGTTACTGGTGCAGACTGGCTCCGGCAACGACCGCAGATCACGATCCACCACTGTCATCTTTTCCTGCACCTGAGCTGTGGCGTGGAGTGCTCAGACCAGCATGTGCAAAGTGCAACTACTCACGCGGAGCCAAAATAACGAACGCTCGCAGAAATCAAAGAAGGTGGACTAGGACATGGTAAACACTCGGATGATGCCTATCGCGGATCTACACCAAGATCCATCAAATGTGCGAAAGCACTCGGTGGCAAATATCAACGCTATTAGCGAAAGCCTCAAACAGTTCGGGCAGCGAAAACCACTGGTAGTACAGGGCAGCAGGATCATCGCAGGCAACGGCACATATCAGGCTGCTCAGGCTCTTGGATGGATCGAGGTATCAGTCACCGATATACCAGATGAGTGGGATGAGAGTATGGCTCAGGCGTATGCGATAGCAGATAACCAAACAGCCACACTAGCTGAGTGGGATGAGCTAGAGCTGGCTGCACAGTTAGAGATGTTAGAGGCAGAGGGCATCTCCCTGGTATCGCTTGGCTTTGCAGTGAATGAGGCTACACAGATCCCGATGGATCAGGCGTTCGAGAACCTGCCAACAGGTGAAAGGGATAACGCTACTCAGATGACTTTTACCATGACACTAGATCAGGCAGAGCAAGTCAAGGCAGCGATAAGACGATGCAAGACCATGCACAACTTCGATGAGACAGATAACAGAAATAGCAATGGCAACGCACTCTGGGCGATATGTAAGGACTGGGATGAGCGCTAAAGAGTTACGCATCGAGCCGATAGGTGCTAGGGAGGCGATGAAGTTTGTTAGAGCCAATCACTACTCTGGCAAGGTCGATCCACGATCACAGATCCATCTAGGTGTTTTCTATCGAGGCAGTCTCGAAGGCTGTCTCCAATTTGGCATTTCTATCGATAAAAGCAAAGCGATAGGACTCGTCAAAGATACTGGATGGAACAATTTCATGGAGCTCAATCGCATGGCCTTCACTCCAGTGCTGCCACGCAATAGCGAAAGTCGAGCGTTATCTATAGCCATGAAAATCATGAAACAGCATGCTCCTCATGTGGAGTGGATACTCTCATACGCAGATGGAACGCAGAGTGGAGATGGCACGATCTATCGAGCAGCAGGCTTTCTGCTGATAGGTATCAAAAAAAACACATCGATGTGGAGGATGCCAGATGGAGAAGTTTTGGCGAAGATAGTGCTGGAGCCTGGATTCAGTCCAAATGCGAAAGGAAACGGAGTCTAGGCGCGATATGGCAAAACTGGCACAGAGACATCGACAGCCTTTCTGAAAAAGGTAGGGGCAGTCTGCCTTCCAGGATTTCAGCTCAGATATCTGTATCCGCTAAACAGCACAGTACAGGATCGTCTGACAGTGCCAGTCCTACCATACTCAACGATTGACCTAGTGGGCGCGCGCATGTATCGTGGGCAGCGCCCTGAAAGCATTGACACTGATGTGATGCGCTTCCAGCGTATAGAAGATGGTGCAAGTCCAATCTCAGGGCTCCACAAAGAGGCGTTGTAATGACCAAGAAAACAGAAACGACACCGGCAGGCGATAAAGATGCCAGAGTCCTAGAGCTCAGAAGAGCAGGGCTGACCTGGCAAAGAATCGCGGAAGAGGTCGGATATGCCGATCACAGTGGAGCTCATCGAGCATATCAGCGAGCTATCCGCAACGACGCAGAGCAGAGCACCGATGAGTGACTTAGACAAGAGCTCGATCGTCTGGATCGATTACAGGTAGCAGCGTGGCCGAAGGCGATGACTGGTGATGCGGCTTCTATGAGCATGATCTTGAAGATCATCGAACAGCGCGTGAAGTTATTAGGTATTACAGGGGAGACCAAGATAGTCGAGACACCTGACATCTGGGATCAGCTCGCAGCAGAGATATCTAAATGATCGAATCTGAAAATCTAGCTCAGCCGAGATGGGCATCAAAACGAAATAAAAGGATCAAGACTAGAGGTCAGGATTTGGCAGCGTTGGCCGAGGCAATGGGTTTTAACCTGTTTCCCTGGCAGAGATATGTAGTCGATACGGCGATGGAATATCGGAAGAATCAGTACGAGTATAGAACGATAGGTGTGGCCGTAGGTAGGCAAAACGGCAAGAGTTCGCTCGTAGCAACGCGGATCGCATACGAGGCGATCTGGCCAAAACATCGGATTGCCTATACAGCTCAGGATCGGAACATGGCTAGAGCTAAGTGGGAGGAGCACACTGAGATCATCCTTAGTAGTCCGTTCCGCTCAAAGGTCGAGAGAGTGGTGCGCACTAACGGCAACGAGCACCTAGTTTTCAAAAATGGCTCCACCTATCAGATCACAACACCGAATAACAAAGGCGGCCGAGGAAGCAGTCTAGATCTGGTAGTGATCGATGAGGCGCTGACACATGATATGGAGCTGATCGGAGCGCTACAGCCTACGCTGGCTACTAAGCCAAACGGACAGCTCTGGATCTTGTCGAACGCTGGAGATGAAAGATCTACCCTGCTCGCACATTATCGGAATCTAGCTCACACAAATCTGACAGATAAAGAAAGCAGACTCGCATGGTTCGAGTGGGCTCCCTATGCAGACAAGTTTGACTATATGGATGAGGATGTCTGGAGACAAGCGATTCCATCACTAGGTCTGCCACATGGCGTCACGATCCAGGCGGTGCGTGAGGCGGCAAATACTACAGCTCCAGATATTTTCACTAGAGAGTGGCTAAATGTCTGGGCATCGAGTGAGGCCACACAGGTGATAGATACAACGCAATGGGATGAGCTGATGCGCTCAGATGTAATCGTAGGCTCACAGGTAGTGATCGGCGTTGATATGTCGCGTGAGCGTAGTCGAGCATCGATAGCTGCTGCTGGAGCTGTATCAGGACTGAATCCCATTGAGATCGTGGATATGAGAGATGGTGTCGGATGGCTACTGCCACGAGTGATCGAGATAGCAAAGAAGTGGAATGCATCGGTGGTGATAGATACCGGATCACCTGCCGCATCTCTGATTGGTAGTCTAGAGCTAGAAAATATCAAAGTGCTTCCCATCGGGATGCAGGAGTACGCGCGCGCATGCGGCAACTTCTTTGATGCGGTGCAGTCTCGGACTGTCTGCCATTTAGGTGATGACACTATGCGAGAAGCAATCATCGGATCCAGTAAGCGACCACTAGGAGATGCGTGGGCGTGGAATAGACGATCGACGACAAATATCACGCCACTGGTCGCAGCTACTCTGGCTCATTATGGAATCACAAGCAAAGCGATAGAACGCGAACTAGTTAGGAGTAGAATATTCTGATGAAATTAAAACAAATCACGAGCACAGTGATGCAGGGAATCGGCGCGGTGATAACTGTTGGTGGCATATCACTATATTCGGCAAGGCTTGCAGTATTATGTGGGGGCGTGATCCTCACTCTCTTTGGAATAGCATTGGAGCGCGATGCTCAATAAATTACTGAAGCGACAGTTTCAGGGCTCTGTTGTTTATACCAACACCGGCTATGTCGATTCACTCGGTCGAGTAGGTCGATTCTTTGAAGGAAACTGGGCAGGTGTTTATGTAGATCAGGACACGATGCTCGGAGTACCGGCGCTCTGGCGCGGTATCACACTCATATCAGATGCGATCGGTGCTATGCCACTGCATGCCTATCGCGGAGACAAACTGGTCAAGCCAACACCATCAGTGCTCGTGCGACCACATCCACCCTATACACGCATGGAGACTATCTCAGCGATGGCCTCTGCGCTTCTGATACATGGAAACTACATCGCCGTACTAGGTGAGCCTGGTGCGAATGGTCTGCCTGAGACCTTCTATCCGATAGAGCCAAACAGAGTGAATGTAGCTCGTAACAATGGCCGGATGGTTTATACCATAGATGGAAAATCCTACGATCAATCGCAGATCTTACATATCAAAAACTTCTCCATGCCTGGAGCACTGGTAGGAGTCGGCATCTTAGGCGCGCAGAAGCAGGCGGTCGGAAAGCTGATCGCCATCAACGAGTACGCATCACGATACTTTGATGGTGGCGTGAGTCCATCCGCGATCCTGAAGTCGGCAAATCCGGATCTGACACAGGAGGAGGCAGATGCGCTGAAGGCGGCGTGGATGTCGATGTATAGCTCACGCAACAGAGCACCGGCTGTCCTGAATAGCAGCACCGAGTTTCAGGTACTCAGCGATAATGCTCAGGAGGCACAGCTCATCGAGGCACAGCAGCAGGCGCTCGTAGAGGCCAGCAATATCCTCGGACTGCCGGCCTACTATCTAGGAGCTCCAAACTCATCGCGCACCTACTCGAATGTTGAGCAGGAGAATCTGCAACTGATCCGATGGAGTATTCAGCCGATCGCACAGCGCATCGAGGAGGCACTCTCGGATCTGCTGGTGCGCGGTCAGGTAGCTAAATTCAACTTTGATTCACTACTACGCACCGACACGCTCAGCCGCTACCAGGCTCATCAGATAGCTATATCAAATGGCTTTTTGACTGTAGATGAGGTCAGAGAGATGGAGAAGCGTACGCCGATCAGTGACTCAGAAAATAATTTGAAAGATGAGGTCAGCGAGGAAAATGAACTCGATGATCTAGATGATGAAAATGAGAGCGAGGAGATAGTATGAGTGAGATCGAGCATCGCAGCTATACGATCGATCTAGAGTATCGAGTAGAAGGAGATGGGCGCACTATCTCCGGCATTGCTGTTCCATACGATGTAGAGCAGAAAATCAATGGATCACTCACCGAGGTCTTTCGCAAGGGAGCCTTTGCCGATGTTGTGCGCGCGCCGTTTCGCGTGAAACTGCTACGCGGTCATGATGCTAAGGCGCTGCCTCTAGGTCGCGCGACCATGCTGCGAGAAACAGACAAAGGACTATACGCAGAGATGCGCGTTAGTAATACTGCAGCAGGGGATGAGGTACTAGAGCTGATCAAGGATGGCGCTTTGGATAACCTATCGATTGGTTTTATGCCTCTTAAAAATCGCAAGCGCGAGGATGGAGTCATCGAACGGATCAAGGCACATCTAGCAGAGATCTCACTCGTCACCTTTGGAGCGTATGGAGAGATGGCTGCTGTCAGTGGTGTCAGGGATACTGAGATGAATGAGAACCCTCGACTCGCACAGGCGCGTGAGATCCTAGCTACGCTGAAGCAGTAATGCCATACAGCATCGTTACAGATCATCCTGAGTGTGAGGCATACGCTGTCATTAAAGATGAAGGTCGCGAGCTGATGGGATGTCATAGAACTCTGGAGCAGGCAGAGGCACAGCTCATCGCACTCAACATCAGCGAATATGGATCTAGAGAGCTGCCTGAAAACTATCGACCTGCATCTAGTGATGATGTGCCAGATGGTCGTGCCTGTAGCAACTGCGTGTACTACGAGGCTGGATACTGCTCACTCTGGGATGAGAATGTGCAGGCAGACTACTACTGCAATCGATGGGTGATGCTAGAAAATGAGGAGTATGAGGATGGTGAGCGCGCACCGGCTCCACTTAGCGATCAGATCGAGGGCAGCGATGACAATGAGCCTGAGTCAGCCGCAGACAAGTCTGGTGACATCGAGATCTCAGCGGCTACGGAAACGGCTCTGCAAAATAAAATGAAGGAGCACAACGCAGCGATGGATAAGGATGACAGGCCGAACTGGACTCGTGTGCGACTATCTGCACTAAAGGCTGTATATCGCAGAGGATCAGGAGCGTACTCGACATCGCATCGACCTGGTATCGGTAGAGCGCAATGGTCGATGGCTAGAGTCAACGCTTTCCTATATCTCGCGCGCACCGGCGCACCTAAGAATCCAAAATATGTGGGAGACAACGATCTACTCAATGCAGACCATCCACGATATAGCGCAAAGCGAGAGCTACAGGATCGCGCTGAGTCATACACTCCAACAGCCGGAATGGTCGAGGAGGCAAAGCGCGGCCTAGCATGGCGGCGTGAGTTCGGTCGCGGAGGCACTGAGATCGGTGTTGCGCGCGCGCGCGATATTTCAAATGGTAGAGATCTGCCACTAGATACAGTCAAAAGAGTTTCATCATTCTTTGCAAGGCATGAGATAGATAAGCAGGCTGAGGGCTTTAGACCAGGTGAGGATGGTTATCCATCTAACGGCCGAATCGCATGGGCGCTCTGGGGCGGCGATCCTGGTAAGACATGGGCAGATGCGATTGTGGCGCGTGAAAATAATCGTGTTGCGCGCGCACTTGTTATTCTTGCAGAATTAAAAGATAAGATATAATCCGCAACAAGCAGAACACCTTGCCTATCGGCAACACCTTCTCTCACAACCAACAATCTAAGGAGAAGCATGTCAAATTCATTTCTTGTCTCCTTACGCGAAAAGCGTGAGAGCAAGACAGCACTCATCGAGTCTATCGTTGAGCGCGCAGCCATAGAAGCACGCGATATTACAGAGATTGAACTTGCAAATGTCGAAGCGTTAAATCTAGAAGTAAAGAAGTTAGATGAGCGCATCGAGCAAATTTCAGATATTGAAATCCGCAACGCAAAAGCAGCAGATCTTGCTGCAAAGGTGGACTCAAATGTGAAGCCAGAAGTACGCTCAGCATCACCAGCCTATGTTGTAAATGAGGAACTAACCTACACAGAAAGAGCCGGTCACAGCTTTCTAGGTGATGCCTTTGCAGCACAGTTCATGAACAACAGCGAGGCATCAGAGCGCATCGCGCGTCATCAACGCGAGATGAAGATCGAGAAGCGCGCAGTCTCAACTGCAAACTTTGCAGGTCTTGTAGTACCTCAGTATCTTGTAGACCTTTACGCTCCGTTAGCTAGGGCTGGTCGGCCAACGGCAGATGTATCACGCAAGCATCAACTTCCGGCACAAGGCATTAGTGCAGTGCTGTCTCGCATTACGACTGGAACCGCAGTTGCAGCACAAACATCACAGAACACTGCTGCTGTTAGCACAGACATGGATGACACAACTCTTACAGTGGATGTTTTCACCATAGCTGGCCAGCAATCAGTATCGAAGCAAGCATTACAACGCGGCTACAACATCGAGAATATTGTTCTCGCAGATCTTATTCGCGCCTATCACACCAAACTTGATGATCTGATCCTTAATGGAACAGGTACAAATGGACAACCTCTTGGCCTAGCAACAATGACATCAGGTATCTTGGTGACATACACAGCTACCACAGGAACAGTAAGTGGCCTTTATCCTAAGATTGCCGATGCGATCCAACAGGTTCAATCAAATGTCTATGTTAGTCCTACACATGTGATCATGCATCCAAGACGCTTGGGCTTCCTATTAGCTGGTCTCGATGGACAGAACCGACCACTGGTAGTTCCTACTGCGTACAACCCAGTTAACGCAATGGGTGTGGGATCCGGAAATCAGTATCCTGCCTATGGATCAAACACCGGCTACTCCATCCTCGGACTGCCTATCGTCACAGATGCAAACATCGCAACCAATTTGGGTGCAAGCACAAACCAAGACACCATATTCGTCATGGATGCAAATGAGTCACACTTGTTCGAAGAGGGCAACGGAGATCCGCAGTATGTGACCTTCGAAGAGCCAAATGGCAAGGTAGCGATCAACATCGTCATGTACGGATTTGCCGCTTATACCTCAGAGCGTTATGGAAAAGCAATGGCACAAATTAACGGAACCGGTCTGGCTTCACCTAGCTTCTAGACCAATAAATAAATGTCTGGCAGTCATCCCTTCCGGTGACTGCCAGGCTCTACGACCTGAGCAGTCAAGAGAGAGGATGGAGTCGATGGGGAAGATCTACTCTGTCTCCTTTCTATCCGTCATGACTGTCTCCCTTTCAGTCAGGACTGCTCATGGCCGTAACTAATGGATACGCAACACTCGCAGAGGCGAAGAGTTTTCTATCGATCTCAGATAATGTCGATGACACACTGCTAGAGAATATGATCGAGGCGGCATCTAGATCGATCGATCGGATAGCTAATCGCAGGTTTTATCTAGACTCAACGGCATCAGCTCGTCAGTATCGTGTGAGCTCACCAGTAATTCTTTACACCGATGACATCGGAACAACCTCTGGACTGATTGTACAAACAGATGATGATGGCGATGGCACATTCGAGACAACACTAACTCTGAACACCGACTACATCATGGATCCACTGACTGCCCTATCACTAGGCAGACCTTTCACACAGATCACGATCGTATCGACATCAAATAACTTTCCAATCTTTCCAGGACTATTTCAGAACGGCCTGCGACCTGGCGTACAGGTAACAGCTCGATTTGGCTGGCCTACAGTACCGGATGACATAAATCAGGCATGTCTGATCCTCACTGCCGATCTATACAAGCGCAAGGATTCGCCAGGTGGCATCTTAGGTCTGGGCGATCTAGGTGCTATCCGGATGAGTCCACTAGGGCGTGATGTAACTCAAATAGTGCGCGCCTATCGCAAGGAGACACTTGCATGAGCATGACTCCATCTACTGTGCGCGATGCTTTGAAAACACAGCTACAAACGATCACTGGATTGCGATGCTACGACACCATTCCAGATTCCATAAATGTTCCAGCAGCAGTTGTTGGAATGCTTGACTTCGAGTTTGACATGTCGATGCTGCGAGGCGCAGACAAGGCCACACTCGATATCATCATCATCACAGGCAGGATGAGCGAACGCTCAGCTCAAAACGCTTTGGATACCTATCTGACTGGCACAGGTGCATCGTCAGTCAAGACAGTAGTCGAGGCAAATCCAACACTTTCAGGAGCGTGTCAAACACTGAGAGTCACCACAGCAACAAGCGGTTCTATTCAAGTCGGTGCGATAGACTACCTCGCATATCGATTCAGAACAGAACTGATTGGATAAGGAGAAGAGATGGCAATATTTTCAGGCAAAAACACAGTGGTGATTCTCGGAACTACCACTGTATCCGCATTCGTCAGCCAAGTGACACTAAATCGTGAGGTGGATGCCGTTGAGATCACAACGATGTCAAACTCCGACCATGTGTTTTTGGGTGGTCTAAATAATGACTCAGTGACCATTGAGTTCTTTAACGACTTTGCAGCAAGCTCAGTGAATGATCTAGTAGAGGCCGCACTAGGCTCATACTTAAATCTGAAACTGATCCCTGTCAGTGGCACAGTAACAGCGACCAATCCTAGCTACACCATGTCCTGCTTCGTAGGTCAGTGGCAGCCGATCAATACCAGTCCAGAGACAGTGGCTACAGCCAGCGTTACATGGCCGGTCAAAGCACTAACCAAATCAACATCAGCCTAATAGGAAGGAACCGGAAGGATGAGGCTAAAGATCACAACTAAAGAGGGAAAGAGCGAGATCGTAGATGTTACTCCGGCAACGGAGTGTGCGTTCGAGATCGAGTTCAAGGGTGGCTTCTATAAGCTGCTACGCGACAATGAGCGCCAGTCGGATCTCTACTGGATCGCACATCACGCGATGAAGCGTAAAGGACTCACGCAGTTAGCACTCGATGCCTTCATCGACTCACTGGTCGAAGTGGATATCGTGACTGACTCCCCAAATGGATAAGCCGACAAGGGCGCATCTTTGAAATTGCATCCTTGTCGGTGCTCACTGGTATAGCGCCGAATGATCTGCTCGACTGTGATCCGGCCTTCCTAGTAGCTATCAAGACAATCCTGACTGAGCGCAATCAGGCAGGGAAGCAGCAGGTGAGGAGAGGCAGACGATGATCAGAAAGTTTTTCTTTGATCAAGTAAATCGTAATGCCGGACATCTGCTTTATGTATCTGATTTTGATGAGATGTTAAAAGATTTAAAGCGCATAGATCCACAGGCACGCAAAGCATTTAACAAAGACACACGCAATATCCTGCTGCCGTATGTCAATGTAGCTAGAGGCTTTATCCCTGCTGAGTCTCCACTATCTCAGTGGAAAACAACAGCGCCAACATATACATCTGCAACCTGGGAGAATGACACTAAGCATCGCGGTAGAGATTCCCATATCAGATGGGTATGGGATAGCGCGGATGCCAAGCGAGGGATCAGTATTTCTCGTGGATCTTTTAAGGCCAAAGGTTTAACTTTTGATAATGTAATCGGATTAAAGAATGACAGTGTATCGGGCAAGATGTATGAGCTGATCGGACAGGGCAGGCGCAGAACCGATGGTAGATATAGGGCTCGTAATCTAAATGCTGGAGTGCGCATGCGCGAGAACATGAACAGAAAGCATGGCGATCGCAAGCGCGTGGTCTGGCGTATCAAAGAGGAGCATGGACTCCAGATAGGCGCTCAGATGGAGCGCATCCTAGATCCGATCATCGCTAGATTTGGAAGAGGAGCATAATGGCAAATCGTTCAGTCATCGTCTCCTTTATAACAAAGTTAAACGCTAAAGGATTAAAGCAGGCCGAGAGCGGCTTTAAGAAGATGAGCAAATCTGCGCTGCAGGCAGGTAAGGCATCAAAGATCGGTTTCTTACTATCTGGTACTGCGGCGGTTGCTTTTGCCGGTAAGCAAATGGCGGCAGCACTCAAAGCAACAGAGGAAGAAGATCGAGCGCTTCGGCAGTTAGAGCAGACCTTAAAGAATGTTGGATCATCATTTACAGTCAAAGAGGTCGATGGATTTGTTGATGGACTACAGCGCGCCTTCGGTGTGTCCGAAGATGAGCTTAGGCCATCATTAAATCAGCTCATCAATGTGACCAAAGATGTGGCCTCATCTCAGGAATTATTAAAGATAGCCCTAGATGTATCAAAGGGCTCAGGTAAAGATCTAGCTACTGTATCGAGCGCGCTATCTCGTGCTTTTGCAGGCAACCTCACATCGCTTGGCAAACTTAATGTGGGACTCGATAAGTCAACGCTCAAATCTGGTGATTTAGATGGAGCGATCCTAGAGCTGTCACAGAAGTTCACAGGTCAGGCGGCAAATGCGGTCGATGGTTTTGCAGGTCAACTCGATAAACTAAGAATCTCCGGTGAAAAAGCACAGGAGAATCTAGGTCTAGGTCTGGTCGAAGCGTTGAAGGTTTTATCCGGTGATCGACCAGGAGGCATGGCTAATCTAGGTGGTCAGTTAGAAAACATCGGCACACGCTTCGGCAACGCAGCAATAGGCGCGGCAGACTTCGCGCGCGATGCTAAGAACATCATCAAACCAGTCCTAGCAGTGATAGCTGTACTGACTCCATTAGGCAGGATTGTGGGCGCGGTAGCCCTAGCTCTGAAACTTTTTGAAAAGCGTGGAGCCAAAATCAAAGCAGAGCGCGATGCACTCAAAAGCACTCTTGATGTAGAAAAGAAAAGAGATCAGGCCAGAGCCGGACAGATACAAACGACAAGCCAAACAGTCAAACTAACAGCCTCGCAGTTAGCGTTGCAAAAGAAGTTACAAGATCAAGAGAAGAAAATAAACGCAGAGAAAAACAAAGAGCGAGCGCTCAAAGCAGAGGAGGAGCGCAGAGCAAAGGCGGCATCTGATCTGGCCGCCAAGTTTGATATTGAGGGCATCAATCTGGCTATCGCTAAAGGTCGAGCAAAGACTAGCGAGGAGATCGCAGCA